TTATTTTATTTTTTCTATATCCTCTCGCAACCATTCTAAATCACGTACGGTGTAAGTGGATTCAGTTATATCTTGAATTGAATGACCGACCATTTCTTTGAGGGCGTATTCATCCATTCCGGCTTTTTTACCCATCGTAACAAATGTTGTTCGAGGATCATGAGGTCTGTGTTCGGGATTCAAGTTTAATTGTTTAACAACCTTTTCAAAACGACTTGCATATTTGTCGTATGTTACAGACCAGGAACCAGAGTGAGTTTGTCCTTTATCATTGAAAAGATAATCGCTGTTTATAGAAAGGGCGAAATCATAATTGCGTTTCACAAGTTCTTTGATTTTGGAATGAATAGGAACAATCCGTTGCTTTCCGGCTTCCGTTTTCATTCCTGCTTGCATATACCATTTCTCCAAATTTACTTCATCTAAGCGTAAAGTAGCAAGTTCTTGAGGTCGCCATCCCATATAGCATTGTATGATAATCCAGTCTGTAAATTTAACATCATCAACATTTTTCCATAAAAGATCCATTTCTTTATTATCAAAGGGAAAATGCTTTTTCTTGTTTTTTTCTATTTCAACGATAACATCTCCAGAGAGCTCAAATGTTCTTGCATAATTCATTGGTACAATTTCGTATTCTAAAGCATAGTCTAGCATGTTATTGAATAGTGATTTTATTCTTGATTTAGTTCCTGGAGTTGCATAAACTTTTTCCCCTTTCTTTTTTCCGCGAGTTTCAATTCGAAAACCTTCCTCCATACACCCTTTAATATGTCGAGATCTGATGTCTTTCGCACGCATATCATATATAGAAGAACAATAAGCCCATGCCGAGTTTACAGTCCTAATATAGTTGTCTGTTGCATTTTTAAAATACTCAGCGGTCCATTTTTCGTAAAGCTCTTTCACTGTAATGTCCGGCTTTAAGTCATATGGATTTTTATTATATTCTACTAATGCGGCATAGGCGTCGTTATAAGTTGGAAAATAGGATTCCGGTTTTAATGGCTTACATATAGGACGACCAGTAGATGTTTTTCCAACAGTAACCATTGCTCGATATGGGTTTCTAAGGTTTCGATTTTTGATTTGACTTATCTGTCCAAAGCCGTTAGGAAGTCGTTTTCTTTTATTATTTTTATTGCGGGGCTTTCTTGGTTTGATGTCTGGCTGTATCGGATATCCACAATGTGGGCAGAAAGTAGCTTTATCGCTTATCTGTAATTCGCATTCGGGACATTTTAGCAGCATATTTCATACCTCCTTCACGATATTAAAATGAGTTTTGTGTGTGGCAATGTTGATTTATCATGAGTAATCATATATGCTAGTGTAGGAATTGTCAACTCCTATACTCAATGTTTTAAAGGGTTTTAATATATGGTTAGTAATGATAAATCAATTTGTCAGAATTGTGGGTCTAAATTAAAACGGTATGATAAGGTTTCAAGAATAGTGCGGACGAAAGGCGGAAAAACTTCGTGGATAGAGATCGAACGTTTTCGATGTCCCGTTTGCGGTCAAATACATAGAGAGTTACCAGATTATATTTTTCCGTATAAGCAATATGAAGCGGAAGTGATTCGCGGTGTGTTGGAAGGTTTTATTACTTGTGAAACTTATGGATATGAAGATTATCCATGTGAAATGACCATGATTCGATGGAGGAATTCGCAGGAATTACAACTCCTTTTGTGAAGAATAAAACGAAAGGAGAAAAAATCATGTCAAAAGAGGAACGGCACTTACAGACTAAGATTCGAATGTTTGAGGACATACTTTTAAGAACAAAGAATCCAAGTCAAGTAGACAACATCCAAATGGAATTGACAAGGATGAGAGCAAAATTGCAAAAATTATACTTCAAGAGAATGGAGTCCTAACAAGGGCTCTTTCTTTTTTTGTGTATCGTTTTGCCACTGAGGTTGTTTTAACAAATCGCAATTCTTATCCTAGAATAGCCGTTGAAAGGAGGTAACAGCCAATGGAAGAAATTACATTTACACCGGGGTCTGTTCCAGTGGTAGTGGTAGCCAGAGTGTATGGAAAAGATGCTTCTTGGGTTCGAGCCGGTATTATATCCGGGTGGCTACCAATTGGAAAAGCTACTAGAAATGGAAAATTGATAACCAACATTGAGGAGATGAATTCAAGATACGGACGCATCAATTTTTACATCTCTCCGAAACGGCTTTGGGAGGAAACAGGATATTTGTGGAAAGGAGAGAAAAATTAAAAATGGGCACAACAATTCGTCCGGAATTATCGGAGAAAAACCCATATTGGATTGAACGTCATCGTTATTATGAGCTGAAGCATTTTTGTCTTCAATATCCAATCTGGAAAAAAGCATATGCAGCCTTGGATGGACTTAGCCGCCGACCTTCCGATTTAGAAGTCTTTTCGAAAAAGGGAGAGATTAGCGATCCAACTGTTCGGTGTGTAGAAGCTCGATCCTATTATATTGAGCGTATGAAGACTGTTGAACAGGCAGCGATTGCAACGGATGCGGAGTTATCCAACTATATTCTAAAAGGAGTAACCGAAGGATGGTCTTATGACATCTTGAAAGCTAGGTTAAATATTCCATGCTGCAAGGATATTTATTATAACTTATATAGACGATTCTTCTGGTTATTGAACAAAGCGAGGGATTGAAATGAAAATTGTAGACATAGCAGTCAAGAAGGTCTATCGTTTTAACTGTCCGAATTGCCAGAGCCGATTAGAGGCAGACAGTAAAGAAGTGGTAGACATCGGAGGAAAGGTGTGTAAATTCCATTGCCCTGTGTGCCGGAAAGAACGATATATTGCTTGGTCCGACATGCGAAAAAAGATTGTGTATGAGGGTAAGGGAACGCAGAAATAACATCTCCTATTGTGAAAGGAGAGTGAATACTTTATGACAAAAGTAAAAAGTAAATATGCACGAGTATTTGATTCTAGCTGTACAAATTGGGAGAAGGATAAAAATTTTAACCTTTTGTATTTGAAAGCACAGGAGCGACACTTCAATGATATTTTAAGATTTAGAGGTTATGTATTCTTGAAAGATATTTATGAATGCTTAGGCTTCCCTATTACTAAAACATCATTGCTTGTAGGATGGTTCTATGATGCTTCAAAGTCATCTGGAGATAATTATATCGACTTTGGTATTAAAGAAAACGGAAAAGAATCGAATATTGAATTGGACTTTAATGTGGATGGGAACATCACAAATCATTTCGAAGATTGAGCCAGCAATGGCTCTTTCTTTTTATCCTAGATTAAAACTCAGTACACAGGTATCAGAAAGACATGCTATGTTGATATTTGAAAAAATCCCGGGTGGGAAATTTAGAAAATCATTTTGGAGGAGGAACTATATGAATTTGATAATGGTATTGTTAATCGGTACGAGCATTGGATTGATACTATCGCGATTTATATTCAAAGAAAAACCAGTTGGCTCGCTTAGGGTGGATCAATCAGATCCGGATAGCGGACCTTATTTATTTTTGGAGCTGTCTCATGAAGGAGTAGATGCGATATATAAGAAAAAATATGTTGTCCTAAAAGTCAACATCCAAGATTATATTTCGCACGAATAACAAGTCCTTTTATGGAACAGTTAATGAATTCACGAAAGGAGAACTAAAATGAGTGAAAACATCAAAGAATTGTTGAACGAGGAGATAGCAGCAGAGATTCAGGCGATATCTTCTCTGGATTCAGGTAGCGAAAAGAAATCAAAGGCTATAGAGGATTTAGCGAAGCTGTACCGTTTGAGAATCGAGGAAAGCAAAAATGAGTTAGACGCAGAAGATAAGCGAAGTCGCCGTACATTGGAAAGCGAGGCAAGTATCCGAGAACATGAGATAAAACAGTCTCAATTGGATGAACAAATCAAGGCAGATGTACAAGATGAGCAGTTTAAGTCCTGCCAGCTCAACGAGCAAATGAAAGATCGATATTTCAAAGTGGGTATTGCTGCGGCAGAACTTCTTATACCATTGATGTTCTATGGTATATGGATGCGGAAAGGATTTAAGTTTGAGGAAACTGGAACTTATACCTCAACAACATTCAGAGGATTGTTTAATCGTTTTAGACCGACAAAGAAATAATTAACCGGTCAGAAAATGAGGAGGGCGTGATTTATACATGTCCTCTTCGTTTTTGCGTGATTTTTACAGATGCTATTATGGAAAGGAGAAGCTACAAAGAGCTCTTTGTCTCTTGACTGTAAACCGGAAGAAACCGTACAATAATAGCGGTTCTTTCGAAAATGAAAGGAGATAATATTTATGAGCCACAAAATTATCAAACCAGAAGGTGTTGAATTGATTGAGTACCTGAATAATGGGTATGCGATTTGCAATCGGTGTGGAGCCGTTATGGAGCAAACAGAAGATCCGAAGACTGGATGCGAAATTTATATCTGTCCATCGTGTGGATTAAAGGTGGACGAAGAGGATTACGAGTATGAGTCCGATGAAGAAGTAGAGTGGACGGAAGAAATGCTCGATATGGAACAAGGAGATATTCCTTCAGCCGGATGTAGAGCCTGCGGAGGACCATATCCGTATTGCAAAACGTCATGTAAGCTATTTGATGACTAAAAATATTATTGAGAGAAGGTCTATGCTTCGGCATAGGCTTTTTCTTTTTGGAGAATAAACGATGCGATACCATTATGAAAAACCAGAGATCTATTTATCAATGTATGGGAAAGTATATTTTTGCGATCATCCAGTCTATCATTGCTGCACGCTGTTTCAAATCGGAGAAAAGGGACTGGCGGTTATTCAGCAGCGATTTGATGAGAAAATGAAGAGTACCTGGTGGGGAGAAGTCGACCCGTGGATTACAGATGATTTATATTTGCATCCTTGCTTTAAAGAATACTTTGATATGCGTTCTGGAATGGCTACGAACGGACTTTATCCGACTGTAACGATTCGTCAGATTATGTGGGCTTTAAAAATGAAACCGATTAAGAAAGAACGATGGGAAACTGTCTTTGACAGACGGAATATTTAATCCGCAAAAATCACAACTCCTGTTATGGAAAACTGATAAAAGTGAAAGGAGTTTAAGGGTGATGGACGAAATGAAAATCAGCTCAAAATTTACACGGATGTTGCTTTCAAAATTAGCAAAAGGAGTATTACATAAAAAACTTGGATATGACATAGATATCCAGTTAAACGAGTTAAATGCTTCGATTTCAGATGAGAAAGCACATGTGCATGTAAGTATTGACGCGGATATGAGTAAAGAAGAACTCATGAAAATTCTGAAAAAAGTCGGTTTGAATTAGAGGGATTGAGCCAGCAATGGCTCTTTCTTTTTACTCCGCAAAATTTACAATTCCTATTATGGAGAAACAGTTAGCTCATTGGTAGAGCGCCACGCTTTTGTGGAGGTAATCGGTTCGAGTCCGATACTGGTTCTCTTTTATTTTTTTAAATCAATCTTAGGAAAGGAGATTTTTAAGAATGTGGTCAAAAATTTAAGTCTGAGTGATTTGGAGTTAATTTTATGCGATTGGTATGAAATGGATGAACAACTTCCAAATCCTATCTTTGAAAAGAAAGAATTTGAACGGGTCAGCAACGGTTTATGGGCTATTGGAGAATTTCGAAATTATGTATCAAAACAGATTTATCCAGAAACTCAAACTTCGATAAAAAATCTGAGAGAGATGGCTTGTACATTTGCGAAAAAGATGGAAATGTTTGCGTCTATGAACAAAAAGAATAGTTCCATTTTCATGACTGCAAAACTGATCGGAGAAAGTATTCAAGATTTACTACATGCTATGGAGTAAGACAAAACGAAAGGAGAATATCATGCAAAAAGTTAAAATCTCAAAAAGAGTTGGGCGGCAATTGTATCTATCTTCGCCGACCATATTAACTGTAGTGGCTTCCGTTGGAGTTGCTGCAACAACTATTACGGCTGTTCGAGCAACGCCAAAGGCAATAAAAATGCTGAAAGAAGCGGAGTCAGAGAAAGGGGAAAATTTAACCAAATTAGAAATTATCCGAGCGGCTGGACCGACTTATATTCCTTCTGTGTTACTGGGAGTTTCAACCATCGCATGTATCGTTGGGGCAAACGCATTAAATCAAAAGAAACAAGCATCTTTGATGAGCGCCTATGCCATGCTTAACGAATCTTATAAGCAATATCGAAAGGCAGTCAAGACAGTTTATGGGGAGGATGCGGATGATAAGATCCATGCGGAAATGGCGAAAGACGCATTGGTATCGACATATGACTGGGGATATCAGGTTTACAACATGGATATGGATTCTGGTAGCGAGAGGTTACTTTTCTACGATCTTGCTTCAAAGAAATATTTTAGAACAACGATGGCTGCTGTATTAAATGCTCAATACCATGTAAATCGTAATCTTTCAGTAAGAGGGGTTTGCCCGTTGAATGAATATTTGTCCTTTCTTGGTCTGGATGAGGTGGACGGAGGTGATGTAATTGGTTGGGATATATGTTATATGATTGAAGAAATGGATTGTTACTGGTTGGATTTTGATAATTATAAAACGACTTTGGAAGATGGGCTGGAATGTATCATCATTGATACGATGGCATTGAGCAAATTTGAGTGATTCGCAAAAATTACAAACCGTATTATGAAAGGAGGCTAATGCTTTATGACGAATGGAAAAATTATCAAAACTATTGGTATTGCGGTTACCGTAATTGGGTTTGGAGTGAATATCCTTACCGATTGGGTAAATGAAAAGAAAATGGATGAGAGAATCGAAGAGAAAGTAAATGAGGCACTTGCCAAACGAGATAGCGAAAACGAAGAGGAGTCCTAACAAGGGCTCTTTCTTTTTAGTTTGGAGTAGGTGCATATGAACGATGAAGCGATTCAAAAAATTATAAGCTATGCAAACGAATATTTATTCGAACCGAGGTCAAATTGGTCTAAACAAGCCATTATGGAACGCTCATATGAAAGATGGGCAGTTGATGAGATTCTTTTAACTATTATGGATCATCCATTGACCGAAGCCGACTTTGTGATAGAAGGATTTATTTTAAAAATGGAATTTTTTCTTCATATGTCGGGAGATCAGGCAAATAATCTTATATTTCAAGTTGCAGAAAATACGGCTGAGGCACTTCTTGGTCTTATTTTATAACCACAAATTTTATATTTTCGAAAGGAGAAACATCGTGAAGGTATTAAGAAAACAGGAAATTGAAACAGCTAACATTCAGGTAGGAGATCGGGTAATTATTCCATTAGCAGAGATTGGCGAGTTTAGCGCAACTGCTCACAAGGTTACGGATGAAGGAATCATGTTTATATTTGATGAGTATATCACTCGTCGTCCGATGAATAGCAAAAATACAAACAAAGGCGGCTTTGAAAAATCTGAACTGAAAAAGTGGATGGATACGGTTCTGCTTATGGCATTCCCGGAGGAACTGCGTGATAAGATTTATGGTCTTACGCTTCCTACTGTTGGACAGATTGTGGGGCATGAAGACGAATGGGATAATAACAATTTAGAACCCGATACCGACGAGCAGCTTCCGTTGATGAAGGAACGAAAGAACAGGGTTGCTTATTTTAAAAATGATCCATCATGGGGCTGGCTGAGAAATGCAACAAAAGAAGAAGTTTCTTCGGCTGATTTCGCTGTTGTGGGCAGCCGTGGCGGTACGGACTGCTACGACGCTTCGGACTCTCTTGGGGTTCGTCCGGAATTCTGGTTGGTTAAGCAGGAATCTAGGGGCCCTGTGCCCCGTGAAAGCAAGGTTTCTTATAGAAATTACTGTGGGGGAAGGAACTCAAAAGAGGTAACAAAAGAATCCTTACAGGAGGAGGTTTTTGAAAAAGAGAACGAGATCAAGCTTCTCAAACAGGAAATCAAAAATCTGGAAGAGAAAGAGGCTATGGAACAGGCGGCTCGTGAAACGAAAAAAGTGATGGATAGTTATATTCAGGCTGGATTTACGAAAGACGAGGCGTTTCAGATGGTAATGGAGCTATCAAAAACGATTCTCGGAGGAGGAAGATAATGAAAAAAGAAATATCAAAAAGCTTTTTATTGCTTAAAACATCGATTAAAAAACATAGTCCAGAAATTCTTACAGGCATTGGTATTGCCGGCATGATTACGACAACTGTTATGGCGGTTCGTGCAACACCAAAGGCTCTTATTCTTATCGAAGAAAGAAAAGAGGAAATCGGTGTTAATCAGCTCGAAGCCGTAGATTTGATAAAGACAACATGGATGTGTTATGTTCCGGCAGCACTTACGGGGACACTTTCCATCGCATGTTTAATCGGCGCTAGTTCGGTAAATGTTCGTCGGAACGCAGCACTCGCAACAGCCTACACCTTATCAGAATCGGCTCTCAAAGACTATCAGGAAAAAGTAATAGAGATGTTTGGAGAGAAGAAAAACGAAGCTGTAAAGGATGCTATTGCAAAAGACAAAGTTGAGAAAAATCCGGTGGTTACACGAGAAGTAATCATTACAGAAAAAGGAAATACACTTTGCTATGATGCGGTGTCTGGGAGGTATTTCAAAGGAGATATCGAGAAAATTAAGAAAGCTGAATGTGAACTGAATCGACAGATGAGGGATGAAATGTACATATCCCTGAATGATTTTTACTATGAAATTGGTTTGGATAATATTAAGCTGGGGGATGAACTTGGTTGGAATATTGATGACGGATATATCGACTTATCCTTCAGTTCGCAATTAGCCAGTGATGGAACACCTTGTCTGGTGATTGATTACACAATTGCGCCGAGATACGACTTTCGTAATTTGAGATAACCGCGCGAAAAAAACAATGGCTTTAATGGAAGAAGAATCACACATTTTCAAAAAATGAAAGGAGAATATTTATGGAAACTAATGAGATCATGAACAATGAAGAGGTTATGGAGACAACTACTGAGGAAATCGTTAAAGCGAGTTCTGGTAAAGGGTTTAAGGTTGCGGCTGGTGTTGGTTTAGCTGTACTTGCAGGTGTTGTAATCTACAAGTATGTGGGTAAACCGATGATTGCCAAAATAAAAGCTCAGAAGGAACAGCAGATTATCGATGCTGAGTGGGAAGATTCAGATGAACCGAACATCGAGAATGAGAAAGAGGAATCCGAAGAAATTTAAAGAGAAAACTGTGTTTCAACACGAGGGAGAGTATCTGTAACAAGGTACTTTCCCTTTTTTCTTTTATCCGGAGGTGAATTTTATGAATTTATATTTATATGATGGACCGGTGATGGAGTTCGATAACTGTGTTGCCAATCGTTGGACTGCTTCTACACGAGCGGTTTCTGAAAAGAAAGCACGATCGAATCTTACATATCAATTTAAAAAGAAAAACAATCGACTTCCGGGTACAAAGATTATATTACCTGGAAAAATTAGTCTAGTGAGTGGAAAGGAGACAACTTAATGGAGGAATATAAGCCAAATTCCCATAAGTCAAAGGAGGAACGAAAAGAATCTATTCCGGAAAAACATGTAGAGAAAGTAATTTCCGGAACGGTGAAACCTAAGAAGAAGTCAGAAATGCAGAAGTTTGCGGACGTATTCATTTCTGAGGATGTCAACAATGTGAAATCGTATATTGTGATGGACGTTCTTGTGCCGGCAATTAAAAAGGCAATTTCCGATATAGTAACCAACGGTATTGATATGATTTTGTACGGGGAAGCTAGGAAATCAAAAAAGAATTCTACAGCGTCCAAAGTATCCTATCAGAAATATTATGATGGCGGAAAAAAAGATTATGCCGCACCGAAAAGTCGGACGAGTTATGAATATGATGAACTCTTATTTGAAACTCGCGGAGATGCAGAATCCGTTCTGGATGCGATGAATGAGATTATTGCTCAGTATGAGGTTGTCAGTGTCGCAGACCTCTATGATTTGGCGAATGTATCCAATGACAACTATGCCGCAAATAAATATGGTTGGACGGATATTGCTGGATGCAGAGCAGTTCGTGTACGGGATGGCTATATCTTGAAATTACCTAAACCTACACCATTGTAAAGGAGAAAATAGATTATGTATGAATCAGAAGATAAAATGGTATCTCATCCGGAGCATTATATGTCCAAGACAGGTATGGAAGTCATTGACGTCATTGAAGCGTTTACCGACGAATTAAAAGGTATTGAGGCAACTGATACCGGAAATATCATTAAATATGCCTGCCGTTGGAAGAAGAAAAACGGTATTCAGGATTTGGAGAAAATCCTTTGGTATGCGCAGCATTTAATTGATCATTTAAAAAATATAGAAGAGGAGAATAAGTAACCATGAAAAAAGCAGAGATTGTTAAGAGTGTGAACGGTTTGTTTAGCAAAACAAGTTTTCAGTTAAAGAAGCATAGTCCGGAGATTCTTGTTGTAGCGGGGGTTATCGGCGTAGTCACAAGTGCGGTAATGGCATGTAAAGCGACAACGAAAGTCAACGAGATTCTGGACAAGACTAAAGAAGATGTTGAGGCAATTCATAAATGCGAAGAAGATGAATCTATGAAAGAGCAGTATTCCAGCGAAGATGCAAAGAAAGATTTGACGATTGTATATGCTCAGACAGGCGTAAAGTTTGCAAAGTTATACGGTCCGTCTGTTGTGCTTGGAGCACTGTCAATTACCAGTATTCTTGCATCTAATAATATTCTTCGTAAGAGGAATGTAGCTTTGGGTGCGGCTTATGCGGCCATTGATAAAGGATTTAAAGAATATCGAAATCGAGTAATTGAAAGATTCGGTGAAGAGGTTGATCGTGAACTGAAATATAATCTCAAAGCCAAAAAGTTTGAAGAAACTGTTGTAGATGAGGAAACCGGAAAAGAAAAAAAGGTTAAGAAAAATGGCTTTGTTGTGAGTCCAGCGGATATTAGCGGATATGCTCGTTTCTTTGAGAAATATACACAGGATGAGGACGGAAATTCCATTTTGAATCCTCATTGGGAAAGCAATAATGAGTATAATTTAATGTTTATCAAGGCACAGGAGCGTTATGCTAACGATCTTCTGAAGGCTAAAAAGCGAGTATTTCTGAATGATGTTTATGAGATGCTAGGTCTTCCAAGAACAAAAGCTGGTCAGATTGTAGGTTGGGTTTATGATCCTGAGAGCCCAAAGGGAGATAATTATATTGACTTTGGTCTGTATGCAGACAATTTGAGTTATTCGGATTATGTCAATGGATTTGATCAGGCAATTCTTCTCGATTTCAACGTGGACGGAAATATTTGGGAGTTGATGTAAGAAAAAATTTTATAACCATCCCTAAGAGTTGACCAATTCTTTGGGGATGGTTTTTTAGGAGGATTTTATGCGTAAGTTAATCAAAGTAATAGCCGTTCCGGTCTTATGTTGTATTATTCTATGTATATTGTTTTTCATGGTGGACTTCCGTTCAAATGGAGAAGAAGTTTCAGTCCCCAGAGCAATTGATGTTAGAAAGAAGGAGCCGGTTATTGCAGTTTGGCAAGAAGAAGTTGTTCCGATTGCTATTGAGGAAACGGAGGAATCAACAGAAATTATAGAAGAAATGTCGAAAGAAGATGTGGAGTTAATTGCTCTTGTTACAATGGCTGAAGCAGAGGGCGAGTGCGAAGAGGGAAAACGACTTGTAATCGACACTATACTAAACAGAGTTGATTCTGAACATTTTCCAGATACCGTTTACGAGGTTATCTATCAGCCAAATCAATTTTCATCTATGTGGAATGGGCGAGTTGATCGATGCGAGGTTCGAGAAGATATTTGTGGGCTTGTTTATGAAGAATTGGAATCAAGAACAAATTATGAAGTTATGTTCTTTACTGCTGGTGAGTATAGTGCATACGGTGTTCCTATGTTTCAGGTTGAAAATCATTATTTTTCAAGATACGAGTAAGGAAAGGGGAATTATTATGCGTAATTTTTTAGCAGTTGTGTCTTATACATTGGCAGCTATGTCTGGTATTTGTTTTGCTGGTGGAATCGCCATTCTGTCAGCAGGAAAGGGGCACTAATATGGATGGTCTGGAGAATATAATATCGGTACTGGACTATGTTCTGGATACCAAAAGAAAAAGACATATTACAGGAGGCATTTTGTTGAGTGTCTCCTTTCTTTTTGGAGGATTAGCAATAACTGTAATGACAATCAAAAATGAGGAGGATGAGTATGAACAGTAAAAGGTGGGTTCTTCTTGCTTTTATTGCTGGAGTAGGGGTAGGCTCTGTATGTACATGGCAACTACTCAAGCGAAAATACGAGCAGATTGCCCAGGAAGAGATTGATTCTGTAAAAGCGGCTTATGCCGCAAGAAAAAATGTAGAAAAAGCAGGGAAGAGTTTGTTAGAAGGCTTACAAGACGGTCTGAAGAAAAATGAAGCTCAAGAAAACGAAGATTTAAAAAAATATAAATCCATCATTCAGAAAGAAGGATATACAAATTATTCTCGCAGTGTGGAAGAAAAGAAAGGAGATCCGTTCGTGGAAAAGCCATATGTTATTTCGCCAGAGGAATTTGGCGAATTTGAGGAATATGAAAAAATCAGTCTTACCTATTATGCGGATCAAGTCTTGACAGATGAAAACAATGAAGAGGTAGACGATGTGGAAGAAATTGTTGGAGAGGAATCTTTGACACACTTTGGGGAGTATGAGGACGATTCCGTATTTGTCCGAAACGATCGGTTAAAGTGTGATTACGAAATTCTGCTTGATCAGAGGAACTATTCCGATGTTACAAAGACGATGCCACATCGAGTGGAGGAACGATGACGAAGAGCGAGCTTAATGATACATATTTTAATTGGATGTGTCAGCTTGTGTTTGATGGCAGATATTCGAAGAAATTATCGTATCGAAGACTTTTGAAGGTTCTGCATAAAATTGAGTTTACTTACAGTATTCCGATGGATGGAAATCGTGCGGAAGATGGTATTGATTTGAGGTATCGGTTTGGATATGAGAATGGATACAGTAGCTCCATGATTTCCGCTTATTTAGACAATAAGACGTGCAGTGTTCTGGAAATGATGATTGCACTTGCTATTCGGTGTGAAGAGCATATCATGGACGATCCTGATGTGGGAAACCGAACTGGACAGTGGTTTTGGAATATGATTGTAAATCTTGGATTAGGATCTATGAACGATTCTAAATTCGACAGAGCCTATATTGAAGAAATTGTGCAAAGATTTCTGGAACGAAAATATAGTCGAAATGGTGCAGGAGGACTGTTTACAGTAAACCATAGTAGATACGATTTGAGAACTGTTGAAATCTGGTATCAGATGTGCTGGTACTTAGACGAAAATGTTTAGGAGGAACGCTATGAGCCATAGTGAAGTAGTGAAATGGTTTGAATATTATTTTCCAGATTATGCGGGTGAACGAATAGATGTATTCTTTCCAAATGGAAGAAATAGTATTCGGATACGCCAGAAAAATGGTCAGGAATTTATATTCACTTACCACAGTCAAAAAGAATGGAAATTAGAAACGATTACCAGTTTTTTGAATGGAATGAAGGGAGAAAAAAAAGTAAAATGTGTGAGATTATGAATTATATTTTTAGGAGTCTGAATAATTCAGAGACCGCGATTCGGTTAATTCAAAAATCCATGAATAAGCAGGCTCGTTATAATCGGAAATTGAGTATGTTTGCTCTTGTCGTGACGGTTAATATGATCCTTATGGAATTGGATCGTGTAGAGCAAAAAAAGAGAATTGAAAAATTAGAAATAACCATAGAGGAAATGAAGCGTGACAAAGGAGAGTAAAAAATGAGATGATCGACTTTTTGATGATTTCCACACGTAGTACAAAGCGTGGTGTAATTGAAATCTATCCAAAGTTCGTTATTAAAAAAAGCTCCGATCTGATGATTCGAGGTGGTGACTTCTACGCTATCTGGATTGAAGAACGAGGTTTATGGTCTACGGACGAACAAGATGCTTTGCAGTTGATTGACCGTGAGCTGGATAGATACGCAGAAGAAAGCCGCCAGCGCTTTGACTCTGATATTAAAGTCCTTCACATGTGGGATGCTGAATCTGGAATGATTGATTCCTGGCACAAATATTGTCAGAAACAGATGCGGGATTCTTTTCACACACTGGATGATAAATTGATATTCTCCAACACCAAGACTGACAAAAAAGATTACGCCAGTAAAAAGCTGAAATATCCGCTTGAAGCTGGCGATTTGTCTGCTTATAACAAGTTGATGTCCACTTTGTACTCCGAGGCAGAGAGACAGAAACGATGCTGTTTATATCGCCAAGTATAAAGACGGAAAATGGACCGCAACCGGTACACAATTCCAGATTCCATATGTCTTTAAGAAACTTTTTAGTAAAGAAGAGATTGTCTTTGAAGATATGTGTGAGACAAAATCAGTAAGCAGTGCGTTATATTTGGATATGAATGAGGGGCTTCCCGATGTATCTTCTTCTGAAAAGGAATTTGCAAAATTGGAAGATCAATACAAGAAAGGGCTACTCTCAGATACAACTCTCGAGAATCTTTGTGGGGAACTGCTCGAACGTATCGAAGAAGGACACAATTATATTTTCATTGGACGAGTTGGTCAATTCTGCCCGATTAAGCCGGGGGCTGGCGGCGGTTTATTGATGAGAGAAAAAGACGGAAAGTATTATGCTGCTACAGGCTCAAAAGGGTATCGATGGTTGGAATCAGAGATGGTTAGAGAATTATCTAAAGAAGATTCTATCGACCGTTCTTATTATGACAAACTTGTCGATGATGCTGTAAAGACCATATCTAAATATGGCGATTTTGAATGGTTTGTTTCGGAAGATCCTTACATCGCAAAGCCAAAACTTGAGGATTTTATGAACATTCCAGAAGATGCAGATGAAGAAATACCATTTAATTAAAAAAAGGAGAAATATATCATGGCTTTTAAAAATGTACCAAATATCATTATCGAAAACGCTCGCATTATCTTTCGTAATTTCAGAGGAGAAGAATCAAAGTATAATCGCGCGGGTAATCGGAACTTCTGTGTCATCATCGAAGATCCGGAACAGGCAGAGAAACTTTCCAATGATGGATGGAATGTAAGACTGCTGGCTCCGAGAGACGAGGACGAAGAACCGAGACATTATATCCAGGTGGCAGTCAGCTTTGAGAATATCCCGCCTAAGGTATATATGATTACTAGAAAAACAAAAACACCGTTGGATGATGAATCCATTTCCACTTTGGACTATGCGGAGATTCGGAATGTTGATTTGACGATTCGACCGTATTCTTGGGAAGTGAATGGTAAGACCGGTATTAAGGCTTATCTGAAGACGATGTATGTCACCATCGAAGAGGATGAGTTTGCTGAAAAGTATGCGGAGGAAGAGGAACCGGAAGAAGTTTAATTCCTCTAAAATATAAAAATAGGGTGCTTGCTATCACCAAGCAGGGTAAATGTCCTAAGGTAAAAGGAAACAGCCCTCTATTTTCGTGAAAGGAGAAAAACTATGGTATTTTGGAATCAGAAAAAGAAGCGAACCACAGCGAAACCGAAAACAACTGCTTCTATTTCTAAACCCAAAGTAGGTAGCGTAAAACAAGAACTAAATATTCCGCCACAACCTAAGAAAACAGATATACCAAAGCCTAATAAAGTTCCTAAAAATGAGAATGTTAAAAAGCAATTTCTAAAAACATTTAATCAGTTGACTTACCGGCACCGATCATGGGATGTATGGCGGGATTTCATCATAATGTTTGCCTGTTCTTTATCGAATCCCGTGGATAAATTCCACTATGAAGAACGGGAAAAACGATATTTGAAAATTATTAAAAAATACAATAAGCGGGAGCAAGAGCGGTTCCCGGAATTGGCTGCCTATGTAGTTATGGCTTTGGAAGAAAACCCAGAGCAGGACTTTCTAGGCAGTATTTTTATGGAGTTGAATCTGGGCGATAAATCCAACAGTCAATTTTTTACTCCATATCATGTGTGTGAATTGATGGCAAAAGTGACTGAAGATGATGTTGTTGCTGTTGTGAAAGAGAAAGGATATATAACCATTAACGATTCTTGTTGTGGGGCAGGAGCCACTTTAATTGCAGCGATCAACGAAGCAAGAAAACAATTAGAAAAGGTTAATCTGAATTTTCAGAATCACGTATTGGTTGTGGCACAGGATATTGACGAAATCGTTGCTTTGATGTGTTATATTCAGCTTTCTCTTCTTGGAGTTGCTGCGTATATCAAGGTAGGTGATGTGTTTACACAACCGATGTCTACGGATGATAACGGAGAAAATTACTGGTTCACAATGATGTATTTTTCGGATGTGTGGACTATGAGAAGAGTGTTTCACAGCTTATGAAAGGATGGAAAATATGATTAAAACAGTATTGTTAAAGAAAGAGGACTGTTATTGCGATTTAGCTACTTTTTATGAAAATGTAGCACGAAAAATATCGGCAAGAATAACAGATAAAACCAAATTTGATTGCCGAAAAATTTGCGTTACGAAAGACGTTCAAGAAGTGTTATGGTCTTATTATCGTGAGGAGAAGAACCAAACTGACGAACAGATAACATCTATATTGCTGATAGGTGGACCCAAAGCGAATTTGGAGGAGCATGGGATTCTGGAGTATCGAGCAGAAGTTGAAAACGAATTTGTATCTTGTGGGGAGAATCCAGATGGCTGTTAAACTATATGATTATCAGATAGCAGCAGTAGAAAAAATGCGGAATGGCTGCATACTTTGCGGGGGTGTTGGAAGTGGAAAATCCAGAACTGCTTTGGCTTATTATTATCTTCAAAACGGTGGAGAACCGAGCTGTTTGACAGGAACGGAGGAATATATTCCAATGAAAGATCCTCCAAAAGATTTGTATATCATTACAACAGCAAGAAAGAGAGACACAATGGAATGGGAGGGGGATCTTTCTCCCTTTCTTCTTTCCATTCATAAAGATGTCAATTTATACTCCAATCAGATTAAGGTGGATTCTTGGAATAACATTGGAAAGTATGCAGATGTGAAAAATGCTTTTTTTATATTTGACGAGCAAAGAGTAATTGGGTCAGGAGCATGGGTAAAGGCATTCCTAAAGATAACGAAATCTAACCAATGGATTCTGCTATCGGCAACTCCGGGAGATACATGGCAGGATTATATTCCAGTGTTCGTTGCGAACGGATTCTACAAAAACCGAACAGAGTTCATCCGGGAGCATGTGGTATATAGCAGATTTAGTAAATTTCCAAAGATTGATCGATATCTAAACACTGGACGATTGATCCGTCTAAGAAATCGAATTCTGGTGAATATGGATTTCAAGCGACAAACAGTTTCACATCACGAAGATGTGTTTGTGCGGTATAGTATCGAGCAATATAAAGATGTGGGAAGAACCAGATGGGACCCGTACAAGAATGAACCAATTACAAACGCAGCCGGTCTTTGTTATATATGGCGAAAAATTGTGAATACAGACGAATCAAGACAACTTGCACTGCTGGAAATTGTAGAAAAGCATCCAAGAGCCATTATATTTTACAATTTTGATTATGAGTTGAAGCTTTTAAAAGAATTGTTTATTCCATATGCAGATACTATATATTTTGAAATCGCGGAATGGAATGGTCATAAACATCAACCTATTCCAGAATCAAAAAGCTGGGTATATCTTGTCCAATATAATGCGGGAGCTGAAGGATGGAATTGTATTAAAACTGATACGATTATATTCTATTCCCAGAATTATTCCTACAAAATCATGCAGCAGTCAGCAGGGCGGATTGACCGATTAAATACGCCATTCAAAGATTTGTATTACTATCACTTGAAATCTCGGAGCGGAATTGATTTAGCAATCAGTAAAGCATTAAAGGAAAAGAAGGATTTTAACGAAACGAGGTTTGTGAAGTGGTAACAATTTTATAGCAATGTCACTCAGCTTGTGTTAATATTAAAAATAAGGAGGCGTCAAGAATGTTTGATATTTTACAGAAGGCTGGAAGGGGTGTCAAAAAGTTTATGAGTGAGAAAATTAACACTTGTAAAGAAATTTTATCATCTGCTCAGAATAGAGCGATTCTGGAAGCTATTGTTATGATGACTGGTATTGGAGTGGGAGGTGGATTACTAATTTCCGCTTATATGCCCATGCCAAAGGAGTGAGCATATACAGAAAATTCGCAAAAATAACATGCCCTATAATGAAAGGTATATTTACCTTATCTTAAAAAGAAAGGGCTTGCTAAAGGAGGCAGGTAAATGGAAGACAATATGAAAGAATTTGTTGCGTTTAGTAGAAAACTTTTAAGGGTTCTTATCGAACTCAGAGAGCTGCTGGAGGAAGGCGAATACGAGAAAGCCAAATCCAAACTCGATGGGTTGATCGAGGATACTCAGAAGGATATTGAAGCGTAACCAAGAAACAATTATGTCGGAAAGGACCTGTGGTTGAAAAATCGCAGGCTCTTTCTTTTTTTGTGCATTTCGAAAGGAGATAAACAGTCATGAACGAAGAGTATTTAGAAGTTAATTTTGAAAAATATTGCCAGACGTGTCAGCACAAGGAATTGGAGGAAAAATTTGATCCTTGTAATAGATGCTTAGAACACGGTTGTAATCTGAATTCTCATAAGCCAGTTATGTGGGAGGAAAAAAATGAAATCAACAGATAGTGTTATTGTAAGTTGGGATTTTTCTCGTGGAAAAGATGTCGGCATTTTAATTGTTGGTAGTCAGAAAAACGGGCGAGTGGATGTCATCAATGCCTATCAAGGAAAGGAAGCATACGAGCTTTATAGAAAACTTATCATTCAGAAGAAAGGAGCGAACAAATGAGCTTTCAGTACGATCAATATTTAACTCAGCATCGTTCTAATGTAAAAAGAGGATTTGACTGGATTGCTGAAAATCTTCCAGAACTTCTAGTCGATGGATTCGATTATGGATGGCAGATTGAATTTGCACATGATAAATCTAAAGATGAACAGGATGAATATGAGGCTTACGATGCATATTTTTATGGAGGAAATCGTTCTTATGCGGTTATGCAAAATTATCAAAAAGCTTGGCTATTACATCTGCATAGAAACCCTCATCACTGGCAATATTGGATTTTGATAAATGATGATCCGAAAGAGGGAGAAATTATTTTGGAGATGTCATATAATTATATCATAGAGATGATTTGTGATTGGTGGGCATTTAGTTGGCAAAAAGGAAAGCTGGATGAGATATTCGGCTGGTACGATGAGCATTGTAAGTATATAAAGCTGCATCCAAAGACTAGAAAGACCATTGAAAATATTCTGGAAAAAATGAAAACAAAGTTGGATGAGATCAAAGAAAAAAATGAACTACAGAATTAGATATATTTTGGCTCGAATTCTTTTTAATTAGTGAATTCGGGCTATTTTTATGTCTTTTTAAAGGAGAGGAAGATGAAACAACCAAAGAAATTAACCCGTGAACAAAAAGAATGTTTGTCTGCTCATTATTTGAATTGTAAAGATTGGATGTTGGTGGAGGAGACGGAATTCTATTACCGCATTATCAACAAGAATACAAAAGCAATAAAGAGCGTGGATAAATTCAGAAGAGTAAGGAGGAGAAAGCGAGATGTCGGATATTCTGGTAATTAAAGTAAATATGTTTTGTCGTTCCAGAGAGCTGAACGATATTCGCAGATATATACTTTCTCAAGTAGAAAATAGCAATGTTGTGGTGTTACCTGCTTATTGTGAGGCTCAGATTGTTCCAGATGATATGGAAATCCAAGTCGAAGATCTTTCAGGAGAACAAGTGTAAAAAAATAAAGGAGAAAAAGCATATGAATCTTAAATCAGTGAAAATTATTGCAGTAGATTTTGATGGAACTTTATGTGAAAACAACTGGCCAGAGATCGGAGGACCAAACGAAGAACTGATAGAGTATCTTCATAATCGAAAAAAGGATGGAGATAAGTTGATTCTGTGGACCTGCCGCGTGGGAGACATGCTTCAAAAAGCTGTTGAGTGGTGTAAGGAGAGAAATCTGGTGTTTGATGCGGTCAATGAGAACCTTCCGGAAATCATTGAGAGCTTTGGGTCTGATACGAGAAAAATATTTGCCAACGAATATATAGATGACCGGAATACTTGGCCTCAGAAAAATGATGTAGCAGATATCCTTTATCTTTGTGATGGTAAAAGCTGCGGAGATACTTGTTTGGGGACTGGGTGCAAGCACACATCAGATATATCCCACGCTAAAAATTTTGCAAAGGGTATCTATGATTCCTATTGGGAGAAAGAAGCTGAATCCGAATCTCAAGATTCTGGTTCTCATGAGAAATCCAGTATGGAACTATGGGCAGAACGAGAAGTGGAGATTGCCTGCAAACGCGAAGCACCTGATCAGAAACCAGGAGAATGGGATTATGGTTGTGCTTGCTTCGAAAGTGCCTTAAAAGCCTATCGAAGCCTTTTGGAAGACGGTCATTCTGGATTTAGTATCGGTATGACAAAGTATATTTTGGTTCGCATGATTGAGGGAAAACCGCTTACTCCTATTGAAGATACGGAAGATGTTTGGAGCGATGCTAGAGATCGGAGTGGTCGTCGAGGAGAAGTTGTCAATTATCAGTGTAAGCGCATGAGCTCATTATTTAAGTATGTGTATGCTGATGGGACAGTAAAATATCGAGATGTAGACCGGTTCTGCGGTATCAATCTGGATAACCCAAATGCTTCGTATCATAGCGGTTTAATTGATCGTGTGATGGAGGAAAAATTCCCGATTACCATGCCATATTTCCCTGAAAGTAAGCCTTTCAAAGTGTATTGTGAAGATTTCCTCGTCGATTCTAAAAACGGAGATTATGATACAGTCGGAATTCTGTATGCGATTGTACCGAAAGGATACAAGGTAGAAATTAACCGATTCTTCAAAGAGGAAAACAACAAATTTGTTGAAATAACCGAGGTGGAGTACAACATGAGAAAACATTGTTGCGGATGTTTTGGAGCATCAAATAATGATTGTCAGAGATGTGATGTTGTGGAGGATGATAAAGAAAATGAATCGAAGTAGATTTATTCAAGGACTAAAAGGTGATATTCAACTTTCTGAAAAAGAGAGGCGGCGGATTATTCGAAAGAGTCTTCAAAAGTATTCCTGGAAGACGAAATGTACGGTAGCAATGGAGGAATTTGCAGAGCTTCAGCAACAGATTAGTAAGCAAGTCCGAGGGTATGGGGACAGAATAGGACTCTTGGAAGAGATGGCGGATGCGTATATTTGTCTGAACTTCCTGGAGTCCATTTTTGATATTAAGTCGGAAGATTTGCAGAAAGCCATTGATGTGAAATTGGAACGAGAAAGGAGAAATTTATGAAAAATATACTTTGTTGTGATTGCCAGTATTGTGGGGATAAATATAGTTTTCCACTTCCAAACGATTTAATAGAAGTCGATTCGGAGAACCCTCTTATTAAACATTATTACTGTTGCTGTGGGGACTCAGAATTTTACGGAAAAGATATCACAAATTTAGGGCTTACTAAATGCGACTCTTTTGAAGAATTATAGGGAGGAAAATGTAGTGGCAGGACTTAGTATGCAAATAGAATGGAAAACCAGACTTTGTCAAGTTGGTGAAAAGCTCGGTTATTTTCACGCATGGGAACATTATTCAAAACCTTTGGAGGCTAGTCCGCTGATAGGTGGGGCTCCAGCGGGAGTATTTAGTAAGATGTTTGCCGTTGTAGAGTTTTCGGATGGAGTTAGACGAGTTGATCCATCAGAAATCGTCTTCTGTGACGAAGAGAACGAGATACTCTCAGAAATGGAGAAAATGCGAAAATGAATAATGACATACTAATTATAATTTACAGAGACAACTATGAAGATATGTTCAGAGCGATGGATGAATTGATGAACTATCTGGTGGATCTTAAGGATAGCATGAGCATTGATAAGCGTCGAGCTACTATCGATATATGTGGTCATATTAGAGTTACATTTCGATGTGGAGACGTATATAAAATGGCAGGGTTAAGACCAAACTATTATGAAACTTGGAGCTGGGAAGCCGATAAATTTCTCGCTCCGTCGGCAGCAAAGTGTTGCGGAAAAAAGATGCCTTCTTTAGAAGATATTGCTTATATCATTCAAAAAGAAGTAAAGGAGAATGTAGCAAATGATTAAAATTGAAAATGTAGAAATTATGGGATGGGAACATGTCATCCGAGGAATGCGAAATCCGATGAATAGTTGGGAGAAATCTGATAGCGGTATATGTAAAGGTGGAGATGATGGTATTGGGTGTAGAAATTGTGCCGCTTATGATTGCGAACATACATATGATCAGTCGTGGCAGCTTGGAAAAGCAGATCATGAGCTGATGATGCGACTTGCGGCAGGTGGTCCGACTCACGCAAAGTATCGTCGAATGATTACTGTCTATATGGATATTACGGCTCCTTTGTATTGGTGGAAGGAGTTTGATACTTATAAAGTGGGAACTGTTGCTAATTCCTGTTCCACGATGCATAAAATTGCGGCGAAGGGATTTACGATAGAGGATTTTAGTTGCGAACATCTTAACCGTATAGGAACTAGCATTTTATGGGATGTGATTGATATTTTAAACATTGCTAGAAAATTATATCTGGATGGTGGTAATTATAAAGGAGAATATTACATCCCTAAAGACAAAAGAGTATGGTGGCAGATGATTCAACTTCTTCCGAGCAGCTATAACCAGAAACGGACGATTATGCTGAATTATGAAGTGCTGGCTGGTATTTATCCGATGCGAAAGAATCATAAACTCGATGAATGGGTAGAATTCTGCAAGTGGATTGAAAGCTTACCGTATTCAGAAATTATTGTTGGTGAAAAAGCAAGATGATTAAATATTACGAATCGGTGTTTTATGACACATTAGAGGAATTAAATGCTACATATAAACATAACCATCCAGATGTGTTACGCCTCGAAAAACAATACGGGAATGATGTTCGATTTAGTAGAATAATGCGTCCGGAAAACATTGTGCCGCGATTTGAATTATATTGTTATAGGATTTTGGAGGAGGATTAAATGTGTCAATAAAGGTTAAAGATTTATTGCCTCTCATATGGTACAACGATATTCGTTTAGTTGTTGGTGCGAACGAAGAAATTTGTCTGATACGAAAAGATTTCAATAAAAAAAAAATACTTTCCGACGAGTGTCTCAATATGGAAGTAGAATGTATCGAAAACGACGAATGCATTCTTGATACTGTAAATATTCATGTGAAGAAAAAGGAGAATTAAAAAATGTCTTTTATTCAGCTACTTATTATGTTTATTGTTGTTTACTTATGTGTTTATTCGCTGATTGACCGAGTGCTGAAATGCATCGAACACTGTGCAACAGCGAAAGCATATGGAAAAATCAGAGAGGCGGGAATTATGACAAAAATAGAAGCTGTTGAAGAAAATATAATCAAAGCAACAAAGGAGAAAGACAATGTGGAAAAAAGAGTTAATTAAAAATAAAATATACGCTGTTATTTTAATGTGTATCGGAGCGTTGGTAATCCCATGGTGTGACGGGGATGCAACGTTCTTTTTATTTTCCTTGATGATGGGGATACCGCTGTTCTTTGCAAAAGAAAATTGGATTTATGAGGGGGAGGAAAATGATGGGACGAGCAGAGAGGAGACGTACTCAGAAATTAGAACAAAAAGCGAAAACCACCACATACAATCTCACAAAAGAGCAGCTCAATATAGCGGTACGAGAACAAGTAGGAAAAGAGCTTGAGCGTATTAAGCAGGAAGCTACAGATGATGCCGTAAATACCGCTATGGTTTTACTCCTAACTCTCCCTTTGGAAGTGTTAATGGATCATTATTGGACAAAGACCTACGCCAAGCGTATTCCGAGATTTACTGAATTGGTTCTGGAATATTACGAACGCTGGCAAAATGGTGAACTGGATATGGATAAGTTAAAAGAAGATTTGTGGGAGTATGGCGGTGTTAAATTAGTAGAAGGAGAGGGCGAAACAACATGAAATATGTAATTGGAATTATTATCGGAATTGTGTGTCTGGCAGGAGTAATAGCATTAAAAGCAATTAGTGCGTCTACAACCTATATGGATGACTCTTTCCGATGGGGAGGACGAGATGGGTATTAAAAATGATTGTCGAAGAAATGCAGAGGGATATTCAGACCCGACTGCCTATGAAGCACTGAAGAACATGGAACAGGAAGAGGAACGGTTCCACAAATTATTGGATACTATCTTTGTCCTTTGCGAGTTGTCAGATTTTCATATAGAGGAACGGATAGTTATCAAGGACAAACGAACGGGACGAATTTGGAGGTGATTATTTATGTGTGATGGAGTTAGAGAAACAAGCTGTATTAGAATATGGTTTACGGGGGTAATGTCATGACTGATTTTCAGAAAGCAATAGATACAATTGTAGAAGCATTTGAGGAACTAGCCGTAAAGTTTAAAGAGATGGCAGACACTCTGAACAAAGCGTTTGGATTCTCGGTGCCTGAGAAAGAGAAGAAAAAGAGTCTAAGCTCTCCGGCTCGATATGGGATGTCTTTGAAAAAATTCCGAAGAGAATCTTTCATTAAACAATATTCTTACCGTCCGATTACTCGGAAACATTTACCTTACCAGAGGAGAAACTATTAAAAACGTCTGTACAAAACTTGAAGGTGGGTGAAAATTACGCCCACTTTTGAGTTTTGAAAAACGGGCTTTGGTCACTTTTATTTGGGTTTTTTAAGAAATGAGGGGAATTGTGGGAAAGGATTCAGACGATTTTGGTCAAATTTATGGTCATTTGCCCACTTTGTTCCCACTTTTAAAACCCCGATTTGGTCAGTAAAAACCCAGTATTTATGCGGGTTTGCGGGCTCAAAGCCCACTTTCCCACTTTTTTTCTTAAACTATTATGATAGAAAGTTTAAATATATATAGTAATAGCGAAAAAAAAGTGGGTTTTTGGCCACGAGTAAAAATGGAGGAAATCATGAGCAAGATTAGTTGGGAGAGCTTATATGAAAATTTCAAGTCAATTTATCCGAGGTTGTCGCGGTCATCCGTATATTTTCGTCCGTTTGGGTATATGAGTATAGTGGTGTACTTTGAAGATGGGATGAGAATGGTTTATGACGATCTCAGAAAACAGGCTTATATCACAGGTTGAAGAAAATGTCAAGAGCTAATAAAAAAATCTTTTCTTTATCAACGGTTTATGGTATAGTATAAGTGCCACACAATCAAATATCGCAAATTCGTTTAAGGGAATTCATTTTGGTAAAAAGTGTATTCTCTCTTTACTCATACCCTTAAACGGAGCGAGATTATGTGGCAACAATGGGAGATGCATTTTTTCGGTGCGTCTTCTGTTGGAGGCGCACTTTTTTATTGCCCATATATTACTTGATTGAGAGGGATATACATTGGGAACGAATAATACTAACAAAAATAATAAAGGTTCAACAGATGTTATCGGTGTCATAAGTGCACTTGCTGGTTTGGCAACCGCGGCAACACCTTTGGTGGCAAATGCTATCAATAATGCAAAGAATAAATCTTCTGAAAAAACAGAAGAAAAGATTAAGATACCAGAATTATATCATAAAGGATTTCCAATAGATCTGGAACAAGCAGTGAGGATGTTAGAGGATTGCGGATTAAAAAGTTCTACAAGCAAACTAACCATAAAGGAAGCAAATCCACGATATAAGGACTGTTTTGATTCTCAGGTTATAGGTTCGAACCCTAAACAAGGAACCGTCGTTAAAATCGGCTCGACAGTATGTTTAAGATACATACCAGATGAAGTTATTATTGAAAGTCAAAAAATATTTGACGAACTGCAACGCAACAAAAAAGAATCCAAGGAACGTACTAGAGAAAATCTTTCAGTTGCTGCGAAAAGGACAAAACAGAGCGTGACAAAAATATTTAAAAGAAATAACAAAGAAAAAATAATAGGGGAGGATATGCCAAATGAGTAAAAGCGGAAAAAAGAAGCGGAGTACAGCCGGATTGATATTGGATGTAATACTCACGTTATGTACCGGTGGATTATGGTTAATTTGGATATTGATACGGTATCTCAGAAATAATAGTTAGAATATTGGTTAAGTGAGACAGAGATTCTTTGATGAGTCCCTGTCTTTTTTTATTTTCATTTGGTATTTTTTTGCGCGCGAAAAAAACATAGACTGTTATGAAGAGAGAAGGTTAAAACAGCCATTCTCTCTTTTATTTTGGAGAAAGGAGGCTCATCTATGCTTGAAAGTGAATTTCAAAACAAATTGATTCAAGAGTTAAAAAGAATGTTCAAAGGCTGCATCGTTACAAAACTCGATGCCAGTCATATTCAGGGTATTCCTGATTTGTTAATTCTTTATAATGATAAATGGGCCACCTTAGAGTGTAAAAAAAGTGTACGCGCCAAGAAACAGCCAAATCAAGAATATTATGTTGGACGAATGAATGAGATGTCATTTTCAAGATTTATTTGTCCGGAGAATAAGGAGGAAGTGTTACATGATCTTCAACAAGCATTCCGCTCTTGAAGGGCAACACGCCTTTCTTGGTGCGAGTAAATATCATTGGATCAATTATGATGAATCCAAAGTTGCTGAGTCATATTCAAAATTTTTGGCAACTCAAAAAGGAACTGAACTTCACGATTTTGCAGCGAGATGTATTACTCTCGGTCAAAAACTTCCAAAATCACAGAAAACATTAAATATGTATGTGAACGATGCCATTGGTTTTAAAATGATTCCAGAGCAGCCCCTGTTCTATTCGGAGAATTGCTTTGGTACAACAGATGCAATCGTGTTTCGAAATCGGATGCTTCGTATTCACGATTTAAAAACAGGAGTCATTCCAGCACACATGGAGCAGCTTGAAATATATGCTGCTCTTTTTTGTTTGGAGTATAAAATAAAACCGGCTGATATCGACATAGAGTTGAGAATTTATCAGAGCGATCAGATTTTATATGAAAATCCAACAGCAGAAGTCATCGTTCCAATCATGGACAAAATTATCACATTTGACAAAGTAATTAACAAAATCAAAGAACAGGAGGGCTAAATTATGAATCCAATTGCGGAAGAAATTTTAATGCATTACGGAATGCCTCGCCGTTCTGGACGCTATCCATGGGGGTCTGGTGAAAATCCATATCAGCATAGCGGAGATTTTCTGAGTCGAATAGATGAGTTGAAGAGCCAGGGAATGAGTGATACGGAAATTGCCAAAGCTATGGGATTAACCACAACGCAATATCGTACACAGAAATCATTGGCGAAAGATGAGAGGCGTGCACTGGATGTGGCAAGGGCAAAGTCTCTTAGAGAAGATGGACTAAGTCTAAATGAAATTGCAAAAGAGATGGGTTTTGCAAATGATTCGTCTGTTCGTTCTTTGTTAAATGAAAATTCTGAAGTTCGCATGAACCAGGCAAAGACCACTGCTGAATTTATCAAAAAACAAATTGATGAAAAAGGTATGATTGATGTCGGTGCAGGTGTGGAAAGAGAACTTGGCATTTCAAAAGAGAAATTGAATGAAGCTCTCTATATGCTGGAGATGGAAGGCTATCCTGTTTATGGCGGTCGAGTGGATCAGATAACAAATCCAGGTAAAAAGACTACTCTTCGGGTAATCTGTCCTCCTGGAACAGAGCATAAAGAGATTTATGATTTTGAGAATATCAATTCTTTGAAAGATTATGTGTCCCACGATGATGGAGAAACCTTCGATCCTAAATTTGTTTATCCGAAAAGCATGGATTCTAAGCGGCTCCAAATTCGCTATTCTGAAGATGGAGGCGAATTGAAAGATGGAGTTGTTGAAATTCGCAGAGGTGTTGATGATTTGTCTTTGGGAGAATCACACTATGCGCAGGTACGAATTTTGGTTGATGGAAGTCATTACATTAAAGGTATGGCGGTTTATTCGGATGACTTACCGGATGGTGTGGATGTTATGTTCAACACCAATAAGAAAAAAGGAACTCCTAAAATGGATGTTTTAAAACCAATCAAAGATGATCCGGATAACCCGTTTGGTTCTTTGATTAAAGAAGGCGTTAATGATCCGGATAACCCGACTTCTGTGAAAGGTGGTCAGAGCTATTACTATGATAAGAATGGCAAGAAGCAGCTTTCACTAATCAATAAGCGTGCGGAAGAAGGGGACTGGGGAGAATGGGCAGATAAACTTCCATCACAGTTCTTATCTAAACAGAGTCGAACCTTAATTAAGAAACAACTTAATCTGGCAGCAGCAGATAAGCAATCGGAATTTGATGAGATTTGTTCTTTGACTAATCCAACTGTAAAGAAAGCTCTTCTAAAATCTTTTGCGGATGATTGTGATGCAGCGGCAGTCCATTTACAAGCGGCAGCTCTTCCTCGTCAGAAGTATCAGGTTATTCTTCCTTTAACTTCTATTAAAGATAACGAAGTTTATGCTCCGAACTATAAGAATGGAGAAACTGTGGCTTTAGTTCGTTATCCGCATGGAGGAACCTTTGAGATTCCCGTTCTGACAGTAAACAACAAACAAGCTGAGGGAAGAAGAGTTCTTGGGAACACGCCGGCGGATGCCATCGGAATCAATAAAAAAGTGGCAGATAGACTTTCTGGAGCAGATTTTGATGGTGATACCGTTATGGTCATTCCATGCAACTCATCCAATAGTAGAGTGAAAATTACATCAACTCCACAGTTGAAAGGTCTTGAGGGATTCGATCCTAAGATGGCGTATGGAACAGTCAAAAAGGGTGGTGACTACTATAACGAAAGCGGTCAGAAGATTAAGATTATGAATAATACTCAGACAGAAATGGGTAAAATTTCAAATCTGATTACTGACATGACGTTAAAAGGAGCTACTCAGGATGAATTAGCAAGAGCGGTCCGCCATAGTATGGTTGTTATCGATGCCGAGAAGCATAAACTCGATTATAAAAAGAGCGAGCAAGATAATGGAATCACAGCCTTGAAGAAAAAATACCAGGCTCATGAAAATGATGATGGTTATGGTGGAGCTGCTACGTTAATTTCGAGAGCAAAGTCTGAAACTTCAGTGTTAAAAAGAAAAGGAAGTCCGATTATCGATAAAGAAACCGGTGAGCAAAGCTGGAAGACCGTTCGAGAGGAGTATGTGGATAAGAATGGGAGAACCCAGGTACGAACTCAGAAGAGTACCAAGATGGCAGAAACTAGAGATGCTCGGACACTTTCATCTGGAACTCCCCAGGAAGAGGCGTATGCGGACTATGCTAATACCATGAAGGCCTTGGCTAATCAGGCTCGTAAGGAGATGATTAGTAGTGGGAAAATAGCTTACTCCGCTTCTGCAAAACAGACTTATCAAGTTGAAGTGGACTCTCTTATGTCAAAGTTGAATGTTGCTTTAAAGAATGCCCCTAGAGAACGTCAGGCACAGACCATGGCTAATTCTATTGTGGCTGCTAAAAAGAAAGACAACCCAGACATGACAAAAGCTGAAATCAAGAAGGCTAATCAACAGGCTCTTACTGCGGCTCGTACCGCTGTTGGTGCAAAGAGAACGCCTATCGAGATTACAGATCGTGAATGGGAAGCAATTCAAGCGGGAGCTATTAGCGAGAATAAACTTACCCAGATTCTTAACAACACAAACATAGATACTGTCAGACAAAGAGCCACGCCTCGTGCGACAACAACACTAAGCCCAGCAAAAGCAAATAGAATCGCAGCCTTGAATGCTTCGGGTTATAGCACTGCTGAGATAGCAGAAGCTTTAGGTGTATCGAGTTCTACAGTATCGAAGTATCTGAATGGAAAGGAGTGAACAAAGTAAAATGGCAAGCAAATGTATGCTTACAACTGTTGATAATCCTTTTGATCCATTTGAACAGTTCACTTCATGGTTCATGTTCGATGAGGAAAAAGGTTATCATACATGTTCGTATCTTGGAAGAATTGCGAGAACATCCGATCAACTTTCAGAAGAAGAAAATGAGTTGGAAAATGAACGAGCAATTGATGAAATTTTGAAATATGATTTTCGGAATATCTACAAAAAAGTTGTGCAAAAAACATAATTATATTGCGGTGTAATGGTATAGGGGGGGGTCGTAAAAAATGCACCCCCTCCGTCATCGCGGCGGTCTTTGAAAATTCCCCGGGGGTATTTTTCGGAGAATGTTTTTATCTTCCGGCAGTATTTAATAGAGCTCATAAAGTTGACTAAGTAATAAGCTGTGGTTCTTTTTACTCTTTTTCTCCTTTCGGTAAAAAAGTTACAGTTAGCCTTGTGAGTTCTTTTAAATACTGACGGAAAACTTTTATGAAACTATTGAAAAACAGACAGGAAGGAGGCAGTAAATGGCTAGAAAAGTAAAGGGCTCTGAAGTAACAGACTCTTCCAAAAAGATTCGACCGGCTTTAACTCCAGAAGCAAGGGAACTTCAAATGATTTCTCTGGCTGTTGACCTGGCTGAAAGACAATTACTGGACGGGACTGCTTCTTCTCAGGTCATTACTCACTATCTGAAACTGGGCTCTTCCAGGGAGAAGCTCGAAAGAGAGAGACTGGAGGAAGAGAACAATCTGTTGAGGGCAAAAGTAAGAGCCATTGACTCCACAGATGAAATCAAAGATCTCTATAAAGATGCCATCAATGCGTTTCGTATATACAGCGGACAGGGTAACGACGATGATTAGGACATATGCAGAGCTATCAAAATTGAAGACTTTTAAAGAACGATACGAGTATCTTCGTTTAGGTGGAGTCGTCGGGACAGACACTTTTGGATTTGACCGATATTTGAATCAGATTTTTTATCGGTCTACAGAATGGAGGTCAATTCGTGATTTTGTGATTGTGAGAGATAATGGATGTGATCTTGGAATAGAAGGACATGAGATATACGGGAAAATATTGATTCATCATATGAACCCAATTTCTGTGGAGGATATTTTAAGAAGAAGCGATTTTCTTTTAAATCCCGAATATCTCATCTCTACAATTCTTACAACACATAATGCTATTCATTATGGAGATGAAAGTCTTCTCGTTACAGAACCGATTGTTCGAAGCAGAAATGATACGTGTCCCTGGAAACGTTGATGGAGAGGAGGTTATAGAGATTATGGAAAGCGTACTTACATCAATTAAAAAAATGCTTGGTATTACAGAAGAGTATGAACATTTCGATTCAGATATTATCATGCATATCAATTCGGTGTTTATGATTTTGACTCAACTTGGCGTTGGTCCGCCATCAGGATTTTTCATTCAAGATAAAACTTCCACATGGAAAGAATTTATTTCTGATGAAACAAAGCTACAGTTAGTAAAATCTTATATGCATATGAAAGTAAAATTGCTATTTGATCCCCCTTTGAGTTCTGCGGTAATAGCCTCAATGGAAAAGATGATTGCTGAAGCGGAATGGCGATTAAATGTAGCAGCGGAAACTAATATCGAAAAATCGGAAGAGCATGAATCATACGATGGCGAATACAAGATAACACCGAAAGCGTTCGATTCTCAGACACTGGATACAGAAAATAAGATTCTTGAGCGAAACATTGTGATAACAGAAGTTCCATATTATGAAACCGGAAACGAAGCAAATGGAGTAACATCTTACATTGCAAAGGAGGGAAATTCAAAATGAGTGATGAAGAAATGCTGCAACATTATGGAATCCTCGGAATGAAATGGGGAGTTCGTAGGACACCAGCACAGCTTACAAGAGCGAATGGGAGAGCTGGTAAAACGGAAAGTTCTGATGAAATAAAAAAGATGTCTGATTCAGAACTTCGTTCAAAGATTAACCGTCTCCAGATGGAAAAGCAGTACAAGCAGCTAACCAGTTCAGAAATTTCAGTTGGAAGAAAATTTGTTCAGGATGTTCTGACAAATGCTGCAAAGCAGACCGCTACCAATTATGTATCAAAATACATGACGAAAGGTATTGATGCGGCTATCAAGAAAGCAACAGGCAAGTAGGTGATTTAATTATTATGGCATTATCAAACACAGCCGTTCCCAAATACTACGGCATGTTTCGAGATGCCGTAATAAGAGGGGAAATACCCGTTTGCAAAGAAATCTCTATGGAAATGAATCGAGTTGACGATTTAATAGCCAATCCAGGTATTTATTACGACGATCAAGCGGTCGAGGGATGGATTGCTTATTGTGAATCGGAACTGACATTGACGGATGGTTCTGACTTGAATCTGCTTGATTCGTTTAAATTATGGGGAGAGCAGGTTTATGGATGGTATTACTTTGTTGAGAGGAGCGTATGGGAGCCAAGTTCCGATGGGCATGGTGGGCGTTATGTAAATAAAAGGATTAAGCAGCGATTGATAAAAAAGCAATATCTTATTGTGGGGCGTGGTGCTGCAAAATCTTTGTATGACACATGTATTCAGTCATATGGATTAAACATTGATCCTTCTACAACACATCAAGTTACAACTGCGCCTACAATGAAACAGGCTGATGAAGTAATGTCGCCATTCCGTACAGCAATTACTCGATCACGAGGTCCTTTATTCCGGTTCCTCACAGAAGGTTCTTTGCAGAATACAACCGGTTCTAAAGCGAAGCGAATGAAGCTTGCTTCTACCAAAAAAGGTATTGAGAATTTTCTTACTGGTTCGCTTTTGGAAGTAAGACCGATGTCCATAGCAAAGCTTCAGGGATTACGTCCTAAAATTTCCACAGTGGACGAGTGGTTATCAGGAGACACGAGAGAAGATGTTGTCGGTGCTCTTGAGCAAGGTGCATCGAAGCTGGATGACTACATTATCATCGCTACGAGTTCTGAGGGAACTGTAAGAAACGGAGCAGGTGATACCATCAAAATGGAGTTACTGGATATTCTCAAAGGGGAGTATGTTAATCCGCATGTGTCTATTTGGTGGTATAAATTGGATTCCATTGATGAAGTTGGAAATCCAGATATGTGGTTGAAGGCAAATCCCAATATCGGTAAAACAGTAAGCTATGAAACATATCAGCTTGATGTGGAGAGAGCTGAAAAATCTCCTGCCGCGAGAAACGATATTTTGGCAAAAAGATTTGGTTTACCGATGGAAGGTTATACCTATTATTTCACATATGAAGAGACACTTCTTCATAAAAAGAGAAGTTATTGGCAGATGCCGTGTTCTTTGGGTATTGATCTATCACAAGGTGATGACTTCTGTGCTTTTACATTTTTATTTCCATTATCAAATGGTTCTTTTGGAATCAAAACCAGAAACTACATTTCTTCATCAACTCTGATAAAACTTCCAGCAGCAATGAGAATTAAATACGATCAGTTTATGGAAGAAGGGAGCTTAATTGTCCTTGAAGGCACCGTCCTCGATATGATGGAAGTGTATGAGGATTTGGATAATCATATCACTGAATTTGGATACGATGTTCGATGTCTGGGATATGACCCGTATAATGCGAAGGAATTTATTGAGCGATGGTCTTCTGAAAACGGACCGTTTGGAATTGAAAAAGTGATACAGGGAGCTAAAACAGAATCCGTTCCATTGGGAGAGTTAAAGAAACTTTCGGAGGAGCGGATGCTTCTGTTTGATGAAGAACTTATGACTTTTGCAATGGGGAATTGTATTGTCATGGAAGACACGAATGGAAATAGAAAATTATTGAAAAAGAGATACGACGCAAAGATTGATGCCGTAGCAGCGATGATGGATGCGTTCGTTGCTTTTAAATTAAATCGAGATGCTTTTGAATAAGGAGGTGACAGATTCAAAATGGAAGTTACAATTGGTTCCAGGATTAAACATGCCTGGAACGCTTTTTTAAACAGAGATCCAACAAGTTACTATAGAGACATAGGAGTTGGATATTCATACAGACCAGACCGTCCGAGGCTTACAAGAGGTAATGAGAGATCTATTGTTACTTCTGTATATAATCGGATTGCGTTGGATTGTGCTTCAATCAGTATTCAGCATGTTCGTTTGGATGATTCGGAAAGATTTCTTGAAAAAATTTCATCGGGATTGAATGATTGTTTAAATCTATCAGCCAATATTGATCAGACTGGTAGGGCTTTTCTTCAAGATATTGTTTTATCAATGCTTGATGAAGGATGTGTAGCGATTGTTCCGGTAGATACTGATGACGATCCAGATATTACCGGTTCGTATAAAATCGAATCGATGAGAACTGGAAAAATTCTGGAATGGTTTCCGAGTCATGTTAAGGTGAGGGTCTATAACGAGCGAACAGGGTTAAAGGAAGATATTATAGTCCCTAAAGACACAGTAGCAATTATCGAAAATCCGCTTTATGCAGTCATTAACGAGCCTAATTCAACCATGCAGCGTTTGATAAGGAAGTTGAATTTGTTGGATGTTGTTGATGAGCAAAGCAGTTCGGGAAAACTTGATTTGATTATTCAGCTTCCCTATGTAATAAAAACAGAAGCAAGGCGTCAACAGGCTGAGAAGAGGCGTGTCGAGATCGAGCGTCAGTTGGCCGGTTCTAAATATGGTATCGCATATACCGATGGTACGGAACGGATCACACAGTTGAATCGTTGCTGTAAAAGTGAAGAATGAGGAGATTTCGTATGAAAATGTAGAAAATATGTTTCGAAGCTGGATGGGTGGTTTTTATAAACTTCTATCCAAAGAACAAAGAAAAAATTTAATAGGTCTTTACGAAGATTTATTTGAAAAATCGATTGAGATTGTCAATAAAAAGATGATTATAGTCGATAAAACAAGATAAATATGGGAGGGTACCTATATGGAGCCATGGTTTCAAATGGTAGCGACGATTGTATGTGCAGTTGTCGCTTCTTCTGGTTTTTGGGCATACATCCAGAAGAGAAGCGAGAAAAAAGATGTGAGAACACAGATGTTGATTGGGCTTGCTCATGACAGAATCGTATATCTTGGCATGTCCTATATCGATCGGGGATGGATTACGCAGGATGAATATGAAAATCTGCATGATTATCTCTATAAGCCTTATGAAAAAATGGGAGGAAATGGTTCGGCGAAGAAAGTTATGTCGGAAGTCAACAAACTACCCATTCATAAATCAACATATACTCAAAAAAATCAGTAGGAGGAATCAATC